CGAATCTAAATATGCTTGCAATGGGTTTTCACCATGAGCAATCATTTTAACAAAGCGTATCTCTCTCCATGTTAACGGTTTTTCTTCTATGTCTTTTCTCTTACTAAAAGAGTTGTAATCTTTTTTTGGTGTGCCTTCCATCTTAGAAGAAGCAAAGGTTGGGCCAAGCAATGTAACAAAGTAATCATCATACGCTTTAATCGTAGAGTTCTTCATTGTTTTTTTATTGAGTATTTGTGTGACTTTATTATCATCGGTTAATACCCAGTCATTAATTTCTGCTTTTCTCCAATCAGTTACTAACTCTGTATCGGGAAACATGTCACGAAATTCTTTCTCGCTATCAAACACATAACGAGGTATACCTTTAATAATTCTTTTATGCATTAGCCTTCAACAACATTACCCCATACGATACACCTTCCATTGACAATTTCAATTACTTCTACTTGAAAATTGCCATTAGGAAACCAAGTAATAATGCTGAAAGCATGATTCCAATTATGTAAGCGGCCACGCAACCACTTGTTTTTATCTCTTGACATATCTTTAAGACATCCAATCCCCCAAGCTCCAATGGTTCCTGCGTCTAATTTAGTTAAAGTATGTCGTTGAACATCGTGAGTATGTCCATACATGATATTGGCTCCGTATGTTTCAAGATGTTTTTTAGCATGGTAAGTAGTTGCGTAGGTACCGTGTATAAAATTTATCTTCCCTATCTTTAATGGAAGGTTGTATTCATAATATTTGTACCCTCGTTCTTTTAAATAACATGCTTTAGGAAAAGTATAGTCAGACATATAAGGATATTTTTCTACAAAGTTGTCCATCCACAACTCATGATTTCCTTGCAACATATACTTTTCTTTTACCTTTTCTTTAGACATAACATCATCTATCATATCTAAACCTGCATTTACATCTGCTATATCTTGGTCACAATATGGTATTTGATATTCTAAAGAAGGTAATTTCTTTCCTTTATACTTCCAGGCAGAAAAGTTATGCCATTCACCTACATCACCAATGTTAATGTAAATATCTGGCTTTACTATCTTAACTGCTTGCAATGCACAGGACAATGCTTTCTCATCATGAAGAGGGAAATGAATGTCTGGAAATACTATTCCCCTTTTAAGCTTTAATTTTTTCGCCATCATCTGTAAAGGTAAAAGCCATATCTGAACCCTCTACTAATTCAGGGGTATCTATTTGTTCTATTGTTTCAAATAGTTCAATAACCCACTCTAATGCTAAAGGGTCAGGCGATAGTATGTCAGAATCTTTTAATCTCTTTACTAACTTCTTAGCTTTTTGTAAACCGTTTACTAACTCCATTATTTTTTATCTTCTTCTTTATCTTTTAATTCTTCTGCAACTAAAGAAAGGTATTTACTAGCTAACCATTCTTTTTCAGCAACCTGTTGTTTAAATCTTAATAACTCTGCGGCCACTTCATTAGCTCTATTATAGTGAGCCTTACCTTCAAGAGATAAAGATTCAAGCTCAAACTTATATTCTTCTCCATTAAAGTGTAATGTTATTAGGTTATTCTCTTTTTTCTTAGACATTAGTTCTCCATGTGTAATTAAGTTATCCACAATTTATACACAATTTGTTTATAAATACAAGAACTAAATTTATTTGCGTTCATTAGAAAGTATTTCTTGACTATAGCCTTAAAATGTCTTATCTTAAAAGACCTCTTTTGGAAGGCTTATTAAGGTATTACCCTATTAGGGAAACCTTATTAAGGTATTCTTATTAGGGTAACCTTATTTGGGAACCCTAACCCCCCCTTCTAATATTAGGGACCCTAATATTCGGGAACCCTATCGGAAAAAAATTTCCCAAAAAAATTTTAGGATTATGTGTGAGCTTCTTTTATTGCGAAGGCCCCCCGCCCGTGCGGGAGGTTGGAAATTCCAAAAAGGGTTGAGATTCTGAAAACCCCAACCCAGATTAGAAACCGACTACTCAGTCTACATTATATTGGCTCTCCTTCTCTCCGTAAAAGTTTCCTGTAATTTCCACCAAGATATTATTTAATAAATCCTTCTTAGCTTTGTATTCTCTGACGATGCAAGAATGAGATTTATATTTTCTCATAGCGTCGGAAGTTTCATATTCTGTATATGTCATTCCTTCGGTATTGTCTAATAATAATCTGGCTTCCGACTGAAAATAATCAGCTTTTTCCTGATGGTGATTAATAAACCAGTCCATTCTTTTGAATTTGTATTCTATTAATTTTATCATGTTTGTTTTAGTCATTATTTTAACTCCTATTAATTGTTATTATTTATACTATATATATGACATGGGGGTATAAAAGTTCCCATTTATTTAAAAAAAATAGTTATCCACAAGTTATCCACAGGCTAATACTTATCCACATGTTATACACATATCCACAACTTATACACATAGGCCTTTTTTGGCGTTATTTTGGCCCTTCACGGCATTATCTCATTTAGTCATAAGTTAGCATTAAAAAGTAATTATAATGGGGCTTTGCTATCAGTATGGAGTTTTGTCGTCATAGAAATAAATTATTTTTATTTTTATGGGAACCTTAACGGCTTAGCGTCATATATATGGTATGAAATTTAACAAACAAACAGGAGGCCACATGGCAAACTTAACAAAGAAAGAAAAGAAAGTAATAAGAACAGCATATAAAAAACACGGAGCAAGATTACAAGCTCTGAAAATTAAGAAGGTCCGCACCATGCAGGGACAATATTTAAGCCAAGACAATGGGTTAATTGTCAGACTCAACGGAATTAAATTTCCTATGACGAAGGGCGATAGATATTTGACAAGAGACAGACAAAGAGCTATCAGCATGGCAATGGATGAATATAAGAGAGAAGTAAATATTAATCACTCTCAGGAGTTCATAGGAACATATATATAAAATATATAAAGGCGGGAACCTTTTCAGGTTTCCGCCGTTTATATGGTATAACAACAAACAAAGGAGCAACAATGAAAAAAGTTAAATTACAAAACGGAAAAGAAATAACACTATCAAATAGTGAGCATTTACTATTAAAGATAAAAAATGAATTGTCAACATTTGCAGATTACAGAATGACAAGAGACGAAAGCAAAGACTGGCACGACGGCAGATACGAAACGAAAGAAAAATTCGGTAATGCCCCATTCAGCACAGGAAATATACAAGACATGAACCTGCAAGCGTTTGAGGACGCATTAAAATATTACAACAGGTCCAACGCTTTTGGAAATGCTGTGGAAGGATTAGTCAGTAGAATATTAAACGAAATTATTATGTATGATGAGGAGCTGGAATATTCACAGGGTGAGTTTAACAGCCTGAACCCACGAGACGATGATAATAATTACGACGAGATGGTGATAAGACAAGACGAAGACGAACACAAAAGAAACTAAATAATATAAATATCTGGGAACTTTAACAGGTTCCCAGCGTTTATAGAGTATAACAAACAAACAAAGGACAAACAATGAACAACAGAATAACGATTAAACACATACAGAACCAAGTGGACATTTTAAACGAGTTCACAGGACAGCCACAAGAAAGCTACACAAAGAAAGAAGACGGAAAGTATAGCTCCAATGTAGGATGCTATTATATTAGCCAAGCGTATGGAGGCTATAAGTTAGAGCAAATAGTTAACGAAGGCGGAGGAGCAAAAGAAATAACTTATTACAGGATGACAAAGAGAGAGCTTTATTATGTGGTTCAGTCAATGAACAACATGCTGAGAAGTGAACAAACAAAGGAGAACAAATGAAAAAAATAAAAGCACATATAGAGAGCGATGAAGTATATACAAACAGAGTTAGTAGAGAGGATGTTTTTAAGATGATGACACAAGAAGAACACGACGAATATACAAGAGAGCTGGAAGATAAAGTTGAGCATTATAAATCAATAGTAATCGGTATTAAATCAAGTTGCGAGACTACGTTAAGATGCAACAAAAGAATAATGGATAGAGAGTTCAAAGATTATGACGGCAGATATTACGACCAAGAAAGAGTAGAATATACCATCTTTGAAACTGAAAACACACAAGCAGAGATTATGTTAGATACAATAAACAAACAACTGAAAGAAAAGAAAATATAAACAAAGGAGCATTAATGGAATTAGAACATATTGCGATAAATTTATTACTATTTATAATATTGGTTGCACCAATAATGTTAGACCTATTTTATAAAAGATAATAAAACACGGAACAAATAACAAACAAAGGAGTATAAACAATGAATAAAGATAAATACGGAATACCAATGAAGATTGAAATAGGAGTTTATTATTATATTAATGACGCAGGAAAATATATTATAGATGCGGATGGGATGAACCAAGAACTAATAGATGCGATGAAGTCATTAAATAAATTAATAGACGAGAAAAATAATTGGGAACAAAAAACAAATTCAAGCGTTGAATTGGGAGAGATAACACAATGAGCAAGATAACAAACTTAAAACAAGCAGAAAAAAATGATGCAAGTTATATATGTAAAGAGTGTTTTAGTGATAAGGTCCAACAACAAAGCTGGACATATATAAACACTGATGAACTCTCAGATTACATTGATGACAGCAAATATTTTTGTGAAGGATGTAGCACAGACGAGATACAAGTCTTATGCTTACATAGTGATATGGAACAAATAACAGGAGGAATATAATGGGATTAGACCAGAATGCAGGTAAACTAAAACATGAATATAGTTATGAGTTTACGAATAAAGAAGGAGAGAAAAGCACTCACAAGTGGACAAATGTAGGGCCGTTTGAATGGAGAAAACACGCACGATTACAGGAGTTTATGACGAGGCTTTACATGAAAAGAAAGAATATTAAAAACAAATGGTATGACAGAGGAGATGACGAGTGGTTTCCGATAGAGTTTGGAAAGACAAACAGAATTAGATTGAAACCGCATGATATTGACCTGTTAGAGAAGGCAGTAAACAATGGATATGTGGACTACTTTTGTGATGGTGGTTTCTTCTGGGGACATCAATCACAGGAGGATAGTGCCAAGTATTACAGAGAGCAGGACTTAGAATTTATTAAGTATGCACGAGATAGATTTGAAAGTGGCAAAGCAGTCTACTATATTTGTAGTTGGTAGAATAAATTAATTGTTGTTTGTTAAGTGGAAATGTGGGAACTTTATTAGAGTTCCCGCATTTAAAGGACAGATAACAAAACAAAGGAGCAATATGAAAATACAATATAAAAGTAAACATAAAGAACGAGAAGTAGAAGTGATGGATGCAGGTAGATATTACATTGGAGACTTATGCTATGTAATTGAAAACGCATGGGGTGAGATATGTGATTTAACTTTCCCGTTTTCAAGTATAGGTAAAAGTGCTGGTTATACTGATTACCCGAGCTGGATACAATCAATACAGCTAGGAGGTAAACTGAAACTTACAGACAATAGAAATATAAGTATATATGGCACCGCACATGGAGATGGAAGGTATGCAATTAAAAGCCCAGCAGGTAATAGAGTTGGAGGTATTGATGTGGACAGCGGGACTATTGGATGTATCAAGGTTGACAGCATCAACAAAAAATTACCGAGCGATGGAGGATATAAACTTGCAACATTCAAGGACAAGTTTATCATGAATTATGACAATGGAACTATGTCATTTTGGACTTGCGGTGGGAGAACTTGGGATGACCAATACCCATACGATAAGTTGATATATACCATTGACACAGGTAGGTCTTGGTAAAAGATTAAAGCTTGGGGGTGGTGGATATTGTCGCCACTCTTTGCGAAAGAGTGTTAGTCAGGGCAGTAAGTAGTAAGAGAAAATGTAGGATAACCAATGAGAATATCTTACGACTTCCTAGCATGGCTATTATATTCAGAAGCCCCCGCTAGTTTTGCAGGTTGGACAAACAAAGGTGGAAAACCATTAAATTTATTCCACGCCTACGATGTAAAGGATAAACAAAGCCTGTAAATAATTGGGAACCTTTATTGGTTTACATAGTATAATAGATAAATAACAAAGGAGTATGATATGGCAGTAGGAAACTTAAACGAAAAAGAAACACAGCAGTTTTATGATTTGATTAACAAAGGTGTAATTCTTTGTCAGTGGTATGGAAAAGAACATGTAGATGAAAAAATGTCTGATGAAGAGTGGCAAGAATTTGTTGATGAAAAAGAACTTGCTTTTGCAGACGCATGTTCAGAAGCGTTGGATGATATAAAATAAAACAGGAGAACAAGATGAATAACTATATAGATACACAAGAAGAGTTTGCTAGGATGAGGCACATGAGCTTCAAAGAACCGAAAGACAGAACAGAGTTTCTAGAGAACTTAGTAAACATAGAACTACACAATCAGTTAGATGGTAAAGACATGCACACGCATGAGGATATAGAGCTGACTGATTACAATGTAGAGTTGTTTGGTATGGGGAATTACCTATACAGGATACGATTAAATAAAGTGTGGAGTATGATACACAAGATAGAGAATGGTAAAGATATAACCATAGCAGGGAATATACTATACAATCACATACTAGTAAGTAATATGACTTTTGGGACAGGATTAAATTACATAACAAAACCGATAAGGAGATGGTTAAATGGAGCGATATAATATACATACAAAAAGAGATAAAGAACACAGGGCAAAGATGGACAAGCTTTCAAAGTTTGTTGACATGCTTTGCAAGAACAAAAGACCGCATGAGATAAAGAATGAGTTGACATATTTTATCTCAGTAGTTTGGGACTTGTCATGGAGCCATGAACAAAAAGACTCAGAGTGGTTGGAGGAGCAAGAAAAGATTCAAGATGTTGTTGATGCAAATACTGGGGAACTTTTAGTTGACAACTCGCATTTAAGAAGAAACAAAGATGGAGTTGAACTATGAAAAAATACACAGATAAAGATATAAACAACATGATAGTATTTCTCAAAGTAAATAGGTTTGCTGAGTTTCAATACATAGACAAAATAGACCCAGATGAGACTGACGATGGTGGTGATTTAAGGTTCTATGATTATCAGACAGACACATACTGCAAAAGGG